CTAATTAGCAACCGCGACAGTTACAGGTTCAGAGCCTTGTTGATTGTTTATAGGCTGAGAATTGTTTTTATTGTTGTCAAAGTCAATAAAAAAGCCATTTAGCGCAACTTCACGACAAAAACTTTCATCCGTTTTGAGTTTAGTGCCCTGCTGCGAGTAACAAATGCATTTAGTTTTTGAAAGAATACATGCAGCCGGTACTGGGGCGATAGTTGGCTTAGTCACTTCATCATATTTAGGTGCGCTTTGTGGCAGCGTAGATACACGTGGCGTATTTTGCACGAAATAATAATTAGGGTCGTCTTCATCCATTTTTTTAACGTTATTAACCGCCCCACCCCCATTATAATTAACCTCTTCTTTAGCATGATTTGCTTGCTCTTCACCTGAATGCATTGCAGAACTAAAAGCATAATAAGCAACTACAATTAAAAGTATAACGATGACAGGTATTATGTATTTCAAGTAATACCTAAATGGCGTGTGATTCGGTATATTATGAATTTCAGCAGATTTATAAAGCCCATAGTATTGTTTAGGAAATGGGAAATCTTTTGATATTGAATCTTTACGATTTTTAGCTACATCATCCCTAACAGTCGTAAATTGATGTAAGACTGATATTTCATCACCAAACTTGCGCATTAAATGGAAATGAATATCTGATGACTTTCTAACAAAACTATCTATAAATGTTGGGTCCTGCGTAGCAACATAAATATCAAGACCAGTTTTACGGTCAAACTTAAACATAGAAATATGTTCAGGTACTGAACTGGAATTAGGGCGTACAGGAAAATACAAGTCAGCTTCATCCATAACAATAATTGAATTAGGCGGCAGTTTGTACCATTCTTTAGGGTCGTCAAATTCAATCCAGTCAAGTTTAAGCTCTGGAATACCATGGTAAAAAACCTTTCTATTCTCTTTAATTCGACGCTCTTCAACAACTGAAAGCAAATAAAGACCTTTGCCGCTGCCCTTCTTACCGGTAACTAAATGTAGCATTAGAATAATCCGATCTGTTTAGGGTTAACGCCACCCATAGAGCGCATAGTCAACTTGATAGCGTAAGCACTTATAACAATACTAAAAGCAACATCAATATTTAAAATACCGAAAATCTGCAAAGCAATTGAAGGTACACCCTGCAAATTAGCAAAAGCTTGAGTTTTGATTGAAGCCAATAAAATAGACATACCTGTAAAAACAACAACACCAAACCCCAAACTGATTAATACACGCCTGATAATGGTCGGCAGCGAAACCATAGTGCCGCCAAGCAGGCCAGTAATTAAAGTTTTTATTAAGTTACCCATATAAACCCCTTACATAAAAATAATTCGAGCCGCAAGCATGTAGGCAAAAGCCAAAACAATGTTGCCAGCAGTTTGCAAACCATCACACAAGCGAGAAAGAGGCAGCACAATGGCATGAGAACCAATATTGAAAGACATATCAGGCAAGCAGCCTTTAGGTAAAAAAGAAGAAGTATCAAGAGAACCAATAGGAACATTAATAGGCGCACCAAATTTATCAGTTCCACCTAGATCTTCAACTGTAGTAGTACCAGTTATTAAACGGTCACCAAGTCTATTTAAATTATCTTGTTTAGTATCAGCACAACGATTGTCAGCTTGTGCTTTAGCGATAGCACACTGGATAGAATCACCATCACAAGAAACGGTAGAAACACCATCAACACAATCACCTTTAAAAGTAGATTCGTTTGCAGCCTTGCATTGTGCAAAATTAGGATTGTTTTTGCAGAAATCAGCAAAACTTTCAGTTTTACTACCGCTAGTTGCAGTAGTTGAACCATCCGCATTAGTACCGGTACCCGTAGAAGTTGTAGTAACTGTACCGTTAGAGTTAAAAGAAACTACTTTCGAACCCGTTTCAGAAGTTGTTGTTGTAGTTGTTGTACCGTTTGCCGTAGTTGAAGTAGTACCACTTGATGATGTTTTTGGTGTGTAACTAGTAACAGGTGATGAACCAGGGGAGCCAACAGGGTAACAAACAACAATACCGTTAATATTGCCGTAAGACTTACCATTTTTTATACAATCATATTCTGGTGATTGACCAGATGCAGGGGGAGCAGTACCTGTACCAGCTTCACTACCATCACATGATTTGCCGTTATATTTACCATAATAAAAACAACCCTGTAGACCAGCGGAATTGTAGCCACAATCGCCAGATATACCTTCAGTTTGACAACCAGTATTACATGCAAGTGGCCAGCTTTGACCCTGAGTAAAATATTGTGTTTCTTTATCTTTTAAAGGCAAACAAACATCTTTACAGGTATTAGTTACTTGGTCTAGAACTAAAGGCGGAGTACATGTTGGCGGGGGTGGTGAACCTACACATACACCATTGTAAGTTTCATAAACATCCCCACATTTATCCATTTTATTAGTATCAATATATTGAGTACCATATTGAGAACCATTAAAACAAGTTACCCAATTGACCCGGTAAGTTGTAGCAAGCTTTTCAATTACTCCAGAAACTCTATTACCTGTGGAACCTGAACATGTAGAAAAATGTGCAACAAATTTATCCAGCGAACCATGAGCTGTAGAATCTTCAAAAACAGGACTACTAGTAGTCCTATATACGGCAATAGATGGATAATCAGCTAATACTGTATTAGGCAAAAATGCGGGAATAGATAAAAGCAGTATTATTATTAAATGTTGAATACGAGCCATACAGCCCCCAACACAGCAATAATTACAAATATACCCATACAACCCCCATTTACTATAAAAAAAGGGCTAGGGTTCAAAGTCCTAGCCCGATGTGTAACTAACTTATTACAGAGCGCGTGCAGCCCATTTAAATACCTTAACACCAACAATTAAAGCGAATACTGCTGCTGCGATTGAAGCTGTGCCTGCTGCTGCTGTTGCGATAGTACCTAATGCTTCGGTCATGGTTAATTTTCCTTTTCATCAACGTTAGTGGCTTTGATACCCATACGGACAACAAAGCCGATTGCCCAGACCGCAACGATTGCTGCGGATAGCTGGAGCCCTTCAACCGCAGTTATATTAAATATCTGCGAATTGAAATCGGTAGGACTTGCTAACACATAAACACAAGTCGTATATTCAGTCGGTTGCGGACTAGTAACCGCAAAACTACCACCACCCAAATCAGTAAGACATTGCATAAATCAAATCCCCTGCTTGGATAAGTTTGTTTGTATTTTCAAATCCCCCCGTATTACATGGGGGGGAACTATTTGAAATGCCCTTTTATGTGCGCTTGGGCGCAAGCGCCCTGCGCACATAAAAATGCATTTCTTAACTGTATTAAGCACTGACACGGTCATAGAATTCATAAATCATAAAATCATATTCAAGGTCATTAACCGCAGTTTCGACAGCCGCCTCTTTACTAGTGAAACGCCCTGCCAAATTAAAATTAAACGTGTAATTTAGCTTTGGAGTGAGGAACTCCCCTGTACTTTGGCACTGCACTATGTAAACGAGGCGGTACATGTTTAGGCTGCCTTTGGTGGCTGAATTAACTTAAGCTCGAAAACTTCGATGCCTTTAGTTGTAACTTCGTAATCCGCCTCAATCACCAAAGGAAACTTTTTGCCTTTAAACTGTAAGAAATTCTCAGATTTTCCATAAGGCGCCTCAATAACATCAAAGCCAGTATTTACCTCAGAACGCGCACGAGGGAACGGCAGCATTACCAATAACTTAGTGTGATCAAAATTAAGACCTTCGACCGCACCCTTAAACTGTTTAACGCCAACTATTGTTAAATTACCTTGCATGATTATTTCCTTTAATGCGCCGTATCGTTGGAAGGTGCAAAAACATGGCGCGGCTGCTCATGCACGTTTTGTAAATCATTCTCTAAAAACTTTTGTTTAAAGGCTTTAGGCAATGTTTTAGCTTTTAGCTTTTCTATAATTTCATCATTAGAAAAACCAAGTTCAGAAAGTAAGTTAATGAAAGAGCCCGTTTGACGCTTACCCCACTTAGTCCGGTGGTCAATATCAGATTTAACTTCGTGTTGATAAGTCAAAACGCGTTCTTGAGTTTGGTTTAATTGGTTAAATATAGGGAATGAACCAGCAAAAAAGTGGTGAGGTCTTAAAAGGACTTCAAGCGGAATAATGCGGTCAACACTTTTTAATTCAACTTCGCAGCGCACCCAATTTGGTGTTGTTTCACTTTGAAGCTGTAAGCCTTTCTCGTATACCCTGCAGAAAAGCCCATTTGTTCGTTTACCGATATAAAGGGTGCGCCCTCTTCCATCTGGTTGAATCCAATTGCCAGCTTGAGAAACAGAAGGTGAGCGTTTACCGTTTTTAAATGAACCGTTTAAGAATTCTTGGAGACAATTGTCAACAGTAAAAAATGTAGGCTCAAAATCATCATGAGCAAGGTCAACACGGGTAATAGTAGGCAAAGTACTATTATGCAAAAAGACATACAGACGATTTTCCCAACCCTCTTTAGCTTGCTGCAATCCTGTACCGTTAATTGAAACAAGAAGTGAATCAGCTTGCCCACCGTGGCAGACCATACCGTATTTATTGCCGAGGTCATATGAACGCTCATAGAAAAAAGCCCCTGTCTGTCTAACTAAAGTAATACCAAATCCGAATATTTCATTAAGTTTTTCAGAGGCAGCATTAAGAACATCATAGTAAGTATTGCCACCGTGATAAGTTTGAAAACTGTTATCTTTTACAGTGAAGTTCAGCCAATCTATGAAAGCGATATTTTGTTTTACTTTTTTAGCGTGAAGCAAAGACTTAACTTTACCGTTTACAATAAATACTTGATGAATAGAATTATTAATAGCTTCGAAATCGGCAGGAGTTAAAACCGCCCTTTCGACTATTTCGTCAATCTCTTCAATGGTTAAGTCTGGTTTTTTCATTATCGACAAACCAAAATTTTATCTAATGCTTCAAACTGAAGAATTAAAGAATAAGAGCTTATAAGACCACCGACAAATAAACCAAAAACAAAAATAGCAAACTGGTAAGAAGCAAGAACTTTAAAAAAATTTTCCATTAAACACCCCTACTGTTGGTTAAGGTGCAACAGTCCTTTTAATCCACTAGCATTTTTAGAGCCTAGATTGCTGCCAACACAGCGGGACTGTTGCTAAACTTTGTTGTAATTTATCGAATACAATGATTTAATACTTTGTATCGAACTGTTGACAGAATTTACATTCATATATATACATTGTCAAGATATTTATACAAATAAGGAGTAAATAATTATGAGTAGTGCTGATTTAGTACGTGAAGTTAAATACAAAGCGAAAATAGACAGAGATTCTGACTTAGCAGAAATTCTAAATGTAGGAAGAGCTAATGTATCCGCTTGGCTAAAAGAAAGGTCAAGACCAGACGCTATAGCAGTTTTAAAACTAGCTGAAATTGGAAACTTATCACCGAAAGAAACTAGATTAATACTTGAAAGAGGATTTAGCAGCGTGTCACTTTTATTAGTGACAAGTTTCTGTTCTACCCTAGGGCTGGCTTTGGTTCATAATTCATATAGTCTGTATATTATGTAAAATTACACAATCATCTAAAATCGCATAGAAAAGGCTTTCTATGTGTTACTACTCCGACATGAGTCTGCCGAACTAATTTACAGGTAAAAACTAGCCATGAGTACATGAATCCAGCATTACGTAGAAATTATAAAAACTTAGTTCGCTAGTCTATAACCGCACCACTCTTGAGATTCAGGCTTGCTTTAATAAATAAAATATAATTTTTTGAAATAATTTCTAGAAATATATTGAAATAAGATAATAAGGTGTAGAGAAGTTTTTCGTAGGTTTTCCAATATTTTTGTTCGTGAATGAATGCTATGATTTCACTGCTATGGATTTCCTTTCAGTTAAAGCTAATTTAGCTGTAATTTTTTTGTTTTGCTTGGCAACTTCAATAAGCTTTCCATTAAGCGTACCTACTTTATTATTGAGTGCAGCAATAATAAGCATTTTTTTATCCAATTCATTTATAAATGAAGATTGTTCCTTTTTCCCCATTTGCCTTATCACAAGTATCTCTTTTTCTAACGATTTAATTTGTTGCCGAGTACGATCAACCTCAAGCAATGATTTTTTCTCTAAAGCCACATATCGTTCCTCGGCCTTAGAAAGTGACAAATTCATTGCTACCAAATCCTTGCTGAAGGACGACTTTGTGTCGATAAGTAATTGTTGAAAACTATCACGTTCAATTTTTAGCTCCGTAAGCGATTTTTCTCGATGAGCTAAGGCCGTAGTATTAATCTGCAATAAATAATCGGTCTCAGAAATTAGTTTTTTTGTATTTTTTAGTTCAAGATTACTTTCATCAAGCTGAGCCTGTATTTTTTCTGCGGTTTGCCTAGTAAGCTGCGCATCTAGCTTAAATTTTAGAATTTCAGCATTTGCATTCTCGATTAGTTCAGAAAAGCCAGCCTGGGCAGCTTCTTGCGCCTCATTCCATAATGCAGCAATAAAGTTACCAGCAGCCTCATTTATCTTTTCTGGTATATCTGTTCGATTAATGCGAACACGGCTTTTTTCACGCAACTCAGACCAGAACTTATTTAACGCATCTGCCGGTGCAGACATGCTTCCTTTGCGTACATATTGATATAACTTGTTGGCCGTTGGCGTAATGCCATATCTAAAAAATAACAGCACGCATACTTCGCGATACAAATCCTGTGTCTCAGTAAATTGGCCTCTTAGCTTATCAATTTCAGACATTAGTTGCTGTTCGTTAATGATGATGTTATTCATATGATTCTAACCTATTAGATTCGTTGATAAATAATACAACGTATAACATTGTGAATACAATTATTTATGACTAATTTTTGACATTATTACTCTAATGTCAAATAATATCCAAACTTACAATTTCAAAAGTATTGAGACCTAAAAATTGACTTTGCAGACTAAATTAACTGTTATTCCTGCAATTGCGACGATTGATTTCGTTAAACTTTCGCCTGAGTTGGATGGCAGCGATGGTGCTAACCGCGCCATCGGCAACCGCCCTCAGATTACTGCCAACACTGATGCCGATGCTATAAAGGTATGGCTCGCTCGTTATTTTGATACTAAGACAACCTTTGATAGTTATCGTAAAGAAGCCGAAAGGCTGCTGCTGTGGTCAGTAATAGAGTTAGGCAAACCGTTATCATCATTAAGCCATGAGGATTTCTTGGTATATCAGCGCTTTCTGGCCAATCCATTACCAGCAGAACGCTGGATCATGGCCCAACGCAAAGTGGCTAGGGACGATCCCAAATGGCGCCCGTTTGCAGGCCCCCTCTCCCCAACCAGTCAGCGACAAGCTATCGTGATATTAAATGGGATGTTTTCCTGGTTGGTGAACGCAGGCTATTTAGCTGGGAACTCATTGTCTTTATCCAGGAATCGTCAACGTAAAGCCAAGCCCAGAGTTACGCGCTTTTTAGATGAGGATCTATGGAAAGAAGTAAAGCTCACTATTGAAAGTATGCCCCGGGAAACAAATCGAGAGCGCGAGCATTACCAGCGCGTGCGCTGGCTATTTTCATTGTTGTACATAACTGGGCTAAGGGTGTCCGAAATTACGCAGAATACAATGGGCGGATTTTTCAATCGCAAAGGCAAAAGCAGTGAATCAAGGTGGTGGCTGGAGATTACAGGCAAAGGTGACAAAACTCGTATAGTGCCAGCCACCAATGAACTCATGCTTGAACTGGGTCGTTACCGTCGTGAAGTAGGTTTGAGTTTAAATCCAATCGAAGGTGAGGCAACTCCCCTATTGCTGCCTATTGGAGGCAAGCAACGCGCCATGACTAGAAGTGCGATTCATCAGATACTCAAACAAGTTTTTAGTGATACAGCAAAACGACTGCAAAAACGTGGACCTGACTTTATGTTGCAAGCCACGAAGCTTGATGCTGCATCAGCTCACTGGTTGAGACATACGGCAGGATCTAATATGGCTACAGGAGATATGGATATAAGGCATGTTAGAGATAATTTAGGGCATGAGTCACTTGTAACAACGAATAATTATCTACATTCAGAAGATGACAAACGTCATCAGGATACTGAAAAACATCATAGATTAAATTGGTAG